GTCAGAAATTTCTGTTGGAACGCCACAAACTTTGCTGTCTTTGTGTAAAGCAACATAACTAGCTGCTGTGACTAATGCATCGGTATTTGCATCAATTGATTTGAGCATATCCAAATATTTTTCACTTAATTTTGCTGCTTCAATTTTCTTTGGAGCTTGTGAAACACCAAGAAGTTGAATTTGAATATCTGAAAGTCCAAGACCTTCCATGGATGGTCCGTCAAATAATTCTGCGTGTAAATCTAAAGAATGAACTGGTTTAATTGGTATTGGCATAATTTTATTCCTTATCTGTTTGGTAATCTATTTTTCCAAGCATTTCCTTCATCAACATTTTTCTGATATGTTTCATCCCAGGAGAATTTGTCATTTAAATCTTCACCACCTGAAATTGCCATAGATGGACTTGATGCTGGATTGCCTGGGTCTACATAAGCTGGTCCTGGAACACTGTCAGGTCCATGTAATTGACCTTCTATATTTTGTCCATCTTGTTCACCACCCAAGTCACGATATTCAGGCACTCTTTTTCTAGGATTGATTTTTTGTCGCCAGAAATCGTTTTGCTTGTATTCTTCTTCTAGTTCATCATATGGAACTAAAGATACATTTGGTGATTGTGTAACAGACTGTTGAGGATAATATTGAGCAATCTTTTCAAACAAACTATCGGCTTTTGAATAATGCCCAGTTTTGTCTAATCTTGAACAGACTTTGATTAATGTTTGAATTGATTTTGCATCCATAATTTGTTCTTGTTAAATAAACCTTAACTTCCCTTTAAAAAGTATGTCCACCGATTCCGTAAAAAGCAGATCCGTCGTAAACTTCCTCTACGCCCTTGTCTTCTTTATTGGTAGGATCTATGTAATCTGCATATGTTGTATCTTTTTGTTTAGGATGCAATTGTTGCTCTGTAGAAACATTTGGATTTATACCTTTGGTTGTATCAGATTGCGGAGCTATGTCTTTTGGAGCATGAACATTTGATTTGCCATCTGGATCAGGATAGGAAAGTAAAGTATCCTTAAGTTCATACTCTTGAAATCCATCATGGTCAGGAGTATTTACTGTCATCAAATCTTGAATATAGCCATCGAAATCTTCACCATGAGTCAAGATAGGAGTTTTGCCAATAGGAGCATATGAAAATTGTTTTTCATCAAACTCATTTCTATCTTCGGGATATTCTTTTGTAATTCTATTTCTTCTAGCTACTTCATAATCTTCAGCTACACGATTTATAGTTTTGTCAGAAATAGCAAAATGTAATCTTTCGGGTTTGTCAGGATCTTTATATTCTTCTCTGTCGTATTTAAAATCTTTGTTATATTTATGACGATCTTCTAAAGCCTTTTCCATAGTCATCATGTGTTCTGCTTTAGGTCTGTAATGTTCTTTGATATATGCTGGGCTATTTTTAATTAAATCAGAAGCGGCATTTTCAAGTGATTTTTTATAATTGTGAAGTTGAGCTCTAAATTTTGCTCTCATTCTTTCCTCAGGTGTCAATTCATAAGGAATTAATTCTTCATAATTTTTGTGTTGAGGAGTAAGTCTCGACTCAATATTCACGTCTCTAGTATCAGGTTCAAAGTGGGTTCTTCTTAATAATTTATCAAAACTAGCATCTTCATCTACATAAAGATTAATTTCATGTCCACCCCTATTTGATCCACCACGACCAACAGGGCTACCACCAGGCTGATAAGGAGAACCATTTCCTCCACCGCCTACACCACCAAATTGAGCTGTTCTGATATTGTTAGACATAATGATTTGTTCTTATTAATTAAAAAATTTACCTTTATCGTCTATTCAGATTAACCATTTTTGATCTTGGCAATCTCACCATAATTTTAGAAGTAAGACATTCATAAGCTACAGCAGCAACAGCATCACAAATGTCATCTTTATATCCAGAAAGAGCTTCAATGTAATATCTTTTGCCTTTCCATTTCTTTTGTAAGAATAAGAATTGAATTTTTGCTTCTTGAATTTCATTTAAAGAAATTAATTTTTTATCTTGATCATAATATTCACCACCAGATAAATCATAAATATCAATTCGATCATCACGAATTAATTGAGATAATTCTGTGTAAATATTTTCTTTATATTCTTTATTGAATTGACGTTCTACAATTGGAATTCTCATAGATTGCAATTTTATGATAGAAGATTGTGAATTCCATTGGTCTATTGAAACTTGTTTAAATCTAAATCTAGCATGCAAATCAATTACATAATCTTCAACTTCATTTTCTTTAACAGGTTGATTTTTAGTTTTAGGGTTCCAAAAATGAATATGATCAATAACTACTCTTTTCAATGGTTTAAAGTCAGGTCCAATTTGCCCATACATATTTTCTGTATGAGCAATTACAAGGGCATAATAGTCAGAAGTACGAGCTGGATCTAAGTGACAGAAATATTCAAAATTACCCTCTGCTCTTTCTTTTCTTTTCACCATAGACATAGAAGAGAACATTCTATCTATGTCATCAGCAACAAACATAGGGTCAGATGAAGAAGCACCAAATTCTGCCCCATATTGCATTTGAAATTCTTGAGGATCTTTTTTCTTTTGACCATCCAACCATTCTTTGTCAATGTTTGGATTTGTAAGCCATGTGGGAAGTCTCATTACAAGAGTGGTAGGATCTTCTTGTCTATTTTCATGCAAATCATAAAGCAACCCAATTGGACCTTTAGGGTTAGAAAGAAGCATCATTTTTCCATCTTTGCCAAATGTAGCAAGAGATGGTTTTAGATCATCATAAAGAGCATAGTCAACGCCAGAATCAGGATTATCTCCAGCCATAGCAGCAACTTCGTCCATAATGATTGACCAACAAGTTAAACCAACAAGACCTGAAGCATTACTAGAACCACATCTAAGAACTAAAGAACCCGCAAAAAGATTGATATTTTGCTCTTTTCTTCTTACATTCTCTTCTCGGTCATGTTCAGTGTAAAATCGCATTTCAAGCTCTGTATCTTTGCCAATATAAGGAGCAAAGAATGGAGAAGCTAAAACCGTTTGCTTAATTTTGGAGAAGATTGCTTTTTTAGCCTGTTCTTCATTACGAGCAACATTGAGAAGAACAATTTCATCAAATTCCATCAAACCATATCTTGCTTGAGGATGACCCATAGAAATTAATCTATAAAGTTCGTAAAGAGCCATAGCAGAAACAAGGAATGATTTTCCAGAACGTCTACCAAGCACCAAGACTAATTCTTCAAACTTGTATCTTTTAGTGCATTTTTCTTTTACTTGCATTCTTAGTTTTGGATCGAACTCTTCAGAATAAAGTAAATCTGATTCACTTTGAAAGCCATCAATAATAGGTCTTGATTCTAATATCTCCACTTGTCTTTCAGCATCGGGGTTTGTAGCTTCATTTTTGGCTATTTTATATCTTTCTTCTCTGACATTACTATCTAATCGTTTGCATTGTAAACATGGAGAATTGACAACATTAAAAATAGTTTTAAATTGTCTTCCTTCAGATCTAGCTTTCAAGAATTCATTTTCATTTTTCTGGATATAATGCCAGACACAACCTTTACAATCATCTTTATTTTCAGATTCATCTATAACCAGATTTGTATTGCCTTCTTGTCCCATATAAAAACACTTTAAGATTAGTTTTTGCCAAGGATAGGGTTTTAGATTACAAAAATATGGATGCTCAATAAAAGTGATAATATCTACGATTTGATCAGGATTAAATCTATCTTTAGGTGGCTTGAGTGGTGGAGCAACTTCTGATCTTGTGGCAGGAGCAATTTCATCAACAAAGTCGTCTGCATATTCAGTATCTTTAAATAATGCAGTGACGGAATTAGCTTGTTGAAGTAGTTGTGTTCGTAATTCTGCTGGAGATTTTGGAACTGGGGTTTGTTTTCTCATTAATTATCTTGCTGAATCTTTTCTCTCAAGGCAACAATTTCTTCTCTGATAATTCTCTTGTCATTTTCAGAGTCCATCTTTTCATGTAACTTAGCAAGAATTTCGAAAATGTTGATATTATAAATACCTTGATTGTCTCTTACTTCTTTGAGATGTAAAATTTTAGAAATTAATTTTTCTACCATTGCTGCTCTTTTAAGTTTCATATCATTGTTTTTAGAGCAGTCAATACCTCTAACATCATCAAGCTCTACAAGTAAGGCAGTGAGAGCAAGATGATGTTCACGGAAAATCCAAGGAGCAATTAATTCTTCCCGTTGTTCGTAATTCTTAAGACCAGAAGTTGAGATTTTTTTGAAATCACAGTGTTGTTCCATGTGAGTATTGATCTGCATCCAGTTCATCTGAGCATCAAAATACTGTTGGAAGAATCTAATTACTGATTGATTTTTACGACCAGAATCAAGATATACGTGTTCTACCAAATCTCTAAAAGGCGAAGTACAAATTGCGCATCGTGGTTCCAAAAATTGAGGATAAGATATATCACTCATATTGTCAGGAGGAAGAGGCATTAAAGGTTTGTCGCCTTCTTTCAAATCCCTGAACATTTTAGATGGCTTTTTTGGCCCTTCATCGGGAACAATTAGTGCATCTACAGTTTCTTTTTTTGATTCCATTTCTTTAGTTATACAAAACAAACAAGCCGCATAAAAGCGGCTTGTTCAATAGTTGTGAGAGTAAATTAGTCTTTGAGGGCTCTTTTCAATCTTTGGTATGGAGAAACTGTATCAGCAGCTTTCACCATATATTCATCAGCAAGTCCGAAATCAACGTAATTTCCACCAATAAACTTGTCGCTTGATGAAGTTGCATTTGATAAATCAACTTCAGCAGATCCCTTCTTCATAGATACGACATATTTAGTTTTTGAAGCAGTTTTAATTTGTGCTTCTTGAGATTGTGCCAAAAGAACATTATTCAACAATGTTTCTTCAATGAAAGGCTTCAAAGATGCGTGAAGATTTCCTCTACCAGTTCTACTTTCTTTAGCAGCCTCTGTAAGTCTTAACCAATAACCTAAGCCCTTTTCATCTGTCTTGACAATAGAATGAGGACCAGTGCAAAGTCTCTTGACGAATTCCTTTGCAGACAATTTAGTTAATGATCTTTCAATAATAGGAGCACAGTCAGAATACTTTGTTGGAACGACAGCAACTTCTACAGCAGTGTTTTGTTCAACTTCTTCAGCAGAATCAAACAACTTAGAAGCAACTCTATTAGCAATGTCCAAATCAAAATTATCAGCTGCAAGCAACTCTACAACTTCAGACTTATCGAAACCTTGATTTTTATATTTTTGAGCTTGACTATTAGCTACAACAATAACGCCATCATGATGTGAACGTAATTCATTGCGCCAGTTGTAAATCATGTCATTTGTGTTGTTTTCAGACACTTCTCTAATCTCCCTTAGATTTTTTGATCCCCACCAATAAAAAGGACTTAATTAAATAATAAAACCTCCAGACGCACTTATAATGTCTTAGAGGTTTTTGTGGAACATATTTATATAATACGAGAAATCAAAAAATATATTCCATTAATCAAAAAGGAAATCTTTACCTAAAATATTTTTCATCTGTTCAAGTGCTTTAGACAATCTTTTTGAAAATGCACCTTGAGTAATTCCAAGCTTTTCAGATGCTTCTTTCTGATCTAATTGATCAAAGAAATATACTTGTATCACTTCTTTGCTTTTGTCATTTAGTTTTTCAAAGGCTTGATGGATACAAATTACATTATCTATTTTGTTGAATGGATCATCATATTGTTCAGTAAATTCTATTTCTTCTACTGACTCTTCTTTTGGAAAATATTTGTCAGAAATATATCGAAATAAATTTATATCAATTCTTGTTGAAAGGAAATACGAAAAATAAGATAGTTTAGGGTCATATTGATCTATAAGCTTGATGAAAACAAATAATGTATCACCCAAAATATCTTCACGATATGGTGAAAGTCTAGGTTCTTTATAAATAATTCTTTTTACTGATGAAATGAATAAAGGTTTGTAAAATTCATACAGTTCATATAAAGCCGAATCATTACCAGCTTTGTATTGGTGAAGTAATTTATTAATTTCGTCGTAGTTCTGATCAGCCATATAAAAATTATACAGATGCCAGTTTTGAAATCAATATAGGAACAGAATGATTGACAGAACCATTTGTGCGTAGGTCAACAATAGAATCAACCACCATAGTTATCATTTTAGAAAACTGAGCTGGACTATATAAGTTTTCTTTGCTTGATTGTATGCGAATTCTTATAGGATTTTGAGCTTTGACAGCGAATGTAGGCTCTTTGTACTCATCATCTAAATACTTGCCTAAAAGATCTCGTAACTCAACAATTTCTTGCACTTTTGACAATGGAAAATCTGTCTTATTAGTTTCTGATATCACAAGCATAAAGTTTAATTGACTTAAGAGAACTAATAAAAATCCTTGCTCACCCATAGAATCAATGAGAAGATCTATCTTTGTCAAGCAATAGTCCATATCTTTATTCATCAGTTTGTCGATAAATTCGAATATGTCGCATTCTTCATTGAAAGAAGCATTGGAAATATCACGCAGAAAGATTTTATCTGTGTAGGAAATGATTTTTTCTAATTCTTTAAATAGGATATCAATGTCGTAGCATAAGATTTCTTTCTTGCTGCCAGATTGCTTTGATTTGATACGTAAAATAGGGCAGATTTCAACAAGATGATTCAAAGTCTCGCCATTAATATTTGCATTGTTTTTCAAGACAAAATTATTGATATGACGCTTTAATGAATTAGAATCACCAAGTAGAGGATAACTACAATCAAAAATCAAGTTATTTTTTTTGGCTTTTGCAATAAGAGATAATCTACCATCAAAACTATCATCCTCATATAAGATGATGTGTTTAATCCCAAGCTTTTCACTCTTTTCTTGAATCAACTTTATGTCTTCATTAGAAATACTTGTATGGATGTAAATGTTATTATTATCGAAGAATTTACTATAACCATTGATAATCTTTTCAACATTATTATCAATACAAAGAATAAGACCAGGGAATTCTTCCTTGATCTTATTCAATGCCAAAGTGGTAGATCCGTAATAAATTCTTGGAAACATATTAATCCATTGGGAACAGTAAATGCTTGAAATTTTCAGCTTCTAACATCAACAAAATAAAATCATTGTGTCTAATAAAGTTCAGTTTGATCTTCTTACTATCAAGCAAATCTAAAGCTCTAATCAAATGGGCAGAAACATAAGATACTGAAAATAATTCATCATTCTCTATATCAATCGTATCTACTACCGCATTCTTTTCATTGCTGTTTCCGGAAATGACAAGCTTATCAATATCTAGATTTAAGCTTATCATATGAGAATTTGCAATGCTAGAAACAAACTTTACTGACTTGACTAATGCATCTTTTTCTATAACAAGAGACAAGAAAAAATTATCACTAAAGAATTGATTAAAGTTTGAGAATATTTTTTCAAAAGTATTCTTCTCAAGATTGCAAAATAATTCTCCGCCATCCCAAGTTAAATAAAGCTTGCTGTTATGAAGAGAGAAAACTACTCCTGATACTTTTTCGACATAATACAAAACAATGTCAGAAATGGTTTTTGAAATTAGATATGATGGCTGTAATTCATACTTCTTGCCAAATACACTAATTCTATGTTTGTCAGAAGATTGAGTATTGATTTTCCCATCTTCAATAAACCAAAGAATAGAAGTGTATGGATGCTCATCAAAATCAGGTGCACAAGAAAATGAAGTCATCTTAATACTGTGGACAAAATCATCAACAGTTATATCTAATGACTCTAAGTTGCTAGAAAAATCTACTGCGAAGTTATCAACAGGAGCAGAAGCCAAAGACACTCTAGTTTTCTTATTGCCAAAGATGAGCAAATTTTCTTCTACATTGTATATAAATTGAATTTCTTCTGTTGGAAAATTATTTACAGCATTATAGAAAGAAGAAATGTCTAATCCAAAAGTGCCATCTTCAGTGGGCTCGACATTCTTGAGTAAAAATTTAGAGCAGCAGAAATTGTTTTCTGATTGCACATAAAGTTTGCCATCAGATGAATGAAATATCAAACTACTCGATGATGTTTTATTTTCACGCATCGACAGTTTAGATTTCTCAATTTTATTAAGTAAGGCAAAACATATGAGATGTTCTGCCTTATTCAATTTAAATTTCAATGTAGTTGCCCTTGGAATTCTACTTTAGTTGTAGGAAGATAGATTTTTATTTCTTTCAAAATGTTAGAAATAAATGTATCCTCATCAGCACAAGAAATCAACATTCCATTCTCATAATAATTCCAAGCACTGACAACTTGTCGTAGAACATCCATTTTATTAATGATTAGTTTAGTGACACCATTCATTTGACAAGCAATAATTACTTCTTGGATGTTTAGCCAGTCGATTTGTCTTGGTCGTCCTGTCGTGGCTCCATACTCTTGACCAATTTCTCTGAGTTGCTCAAATCGCTCGTCATCTTTTTGGTATCCTTTAGCTCCAACATAGGTAGAATAACACTTGATAACCCCGACAACATCCCGTACTTGCTTATAATTGAAACCATTATTTAATACTGCTCCTACACCAGTGTTTGAAGAAGTGACGTAAGGATAATCACCAAAGTCAACATCAAGCCAATATCCTTGAGCACCTTCAGCTAAAAACTTCTTCGGTTCTGAATGAATTAGATCATGCATATTGACAAGATAAGGTGCTAATTCAGGTACATCTTTGGCACGAATTCCTGTACGGGCCACTTTGTCTCTATAACAAGGACCATTTCCAGTGCGAGTTGTTCCAATAGTTGTATCTTTGGAATCTTCTTCAATATGTTCTTTAGTAATTATATGGGCATTTTCTGCAATCTTTAGAAGCGATGTGTCAAATCCAAATCCTTCAAGATACTCAAGTTCGTCAAATAATTTTTGCGTATTGATAACACAACCATTACCGATGACACTAGGAACACCATGCAGAATGCCGCAAGGAACAAGGTGTGTAACAATTTTCTCTCCATTGAGGTAAATTGTATGACCAGCATTGCCTCCACCATTAAAGCGGACGACATAATCATAATTACCAGTACTTACTAGTTGATTGGCAATTTTACCTTTGCCTTCATCTCCATACTGCATACCAATAACTACATCAACAATCGAAGTTTCCATAAAAGAATATTACCAATCCATCCCGCCAAAATCAAGGGCTTATGGGGATAAATGTAAAATAAACTAAATATGTGGTACTCAAGAATTATTGAATCAGCAACTGCCTGGGATGTCCTTTCAACTAAAGAAGTTGTTTGGAGTGGCTCTTTTTCTAGAACATTCAAAGATTTTTCATTTTATAGCTCAACTAATATGCCTACTATGACTGCTATGCTTAAATTCTTAGCTGAAATAGAAAAAGGTAAAAATAACGATTCTATCCTTGATAGATATTTTGAAAAAGCTAAAGATGATAATGTTGCAATGGCTGACATAATGAGTTTTGCTAGTGGATTGTCAAAATTTATTGATACTGAAATGAAAAAGCAAGGTAGTTCTGCCAATACAGATATGATGAAAGTTCTTGATTTTTTGGGGAAATTAAATAGTTTTGCAAAATCTCAAGGCCAAAAAGGTAACAAATTAGGAGACGAAATTCCTGATGCTGAAAAAGCAAAAGCATATGTCAATTCTACTTTAGGTATTGGATTTACGACACTTAATTTATTAGTTAGAAAAGGCACCGAAATAAGTGACTCTCTAGCCCTTTTTATGATGCGTGGTGATGACAAAGCATTATTGGGAATACCTGATTCTGAACAAAGAGATTTATTGATAGATCAATTAAGACAAAAGAAACCTGAATTGGAAAAGTTTGAAAGCTACGATGCTGCAATTACTACAATTTGGAGTGGAGAAATAAAGAATCATCTACCTCTATTGAAAAGTTTTCTATTTTCAGGAATTGATCCACCTCAAATTTTACATATGATCATTCAAATATTAAATCAATCTGATATAGAACAAAAAGATGTTGTCAACATGGTTATGGGCTTACCTACGGATTCTTTAGTTGACACTCTTACTAATTTAGAACAATATTCCCAGTATGATGAATTCACATCTCCTTTGGCTCAAAGATTATATAACGTAATTGGTGAATATGAACTTAACTCAAATCCTATACTTATTGGAAAACTTAAAAGATGCAAAACATTTACTGATTATGTAGATTCATTAGGCGATAATTGTCAACCTATGTATATCATAAAAGGAATTGCAAAGCCTGAAGTTATCATTAGGTATTTGGAAAAAAACCCAGAAGATTTTGAAAAATTTGATATCAATCTTTTAAATAGTTTAGGTGATGATATCAAGAAACAAATTATTGCTCGTGGCACTGCAGCCAAAGCAAGAATCCAATCTGATGGTTTAGCTTTGTTAGAAAAAGCTGCACAACAAGGTGTAATTAAAATTTCTAAAGCATCAGATACTTCTTTCAATTATGCATATGGAAAAGGACCTAAAAATCAACCAACTCAAGAAGGTATGTCTGAAAGTGAATTGAGACAAAAAGGCAAATCAGACGAAATTTTTGGAAAGATTTATCAATCTTACGAAGATCGTATGAAGCAAGAAGCTCCTTTTGCTGGTGTCGGTGAAGAAGATATTAAAACATACTCCGATCAAATGGTAATCGTTGAATTTAGCACATACAGCTTGCAAAGTTTTTTGAGAGAAAATAATGCTCCAAAAATGAAAATTGGTCCTGTAGATATGCTTGATGAAAAATGGGGCGGATTATTTGTTCCAAGATTTCCAACAAAAGATAGAGGCCCAGTACCAGCAATCTTAATTAAAACTGATATATGGAATCAACTTGCTTATCATCAAGCATTAGCAGAAAATATTGGTATGAATGCTGAACATTATGTTGAAGCCACTAGAAGACACGAAGTTGCTCACGCATTACAATATTTACAATCTGGTGATCTGACAATGCAAGATTCGATTGCATTAAATCCTGAATTGACACCAGAAGAAGCATATATCTCAAACCCATCAGAACTTTATGCAAGAATTCACGGAGACATTCCTTATCTTTCTAAAATATTTGATGCTCATATCGGCAACTTAATGTCTGACAGAAAAATCTATGAAGCTGCGAAAGAACAATGGATTTTAGATATTCAAGATGAAATGGTTCACTTGATGTCAGGTGGTACGAATGCTACAAGATTGCTTGCAGATATGGAAGCTGGAAGATTTGGAACTTTCACATCTGATTCTGGTCAAACTATAAAATTAACAGACCCACTTGAAGCAATTAATAAAAAATTACAGCGCCAAA